TTTTGCTCAATAAGCGGAATGGCTATGTATGCCGGAATCAATCCATCGTTCAAAGCGCTTTGCAATTGCTGGATGCTATAGCGCCCAGGGTTAGCCATGATCTGTTGTGCAATGCTCATGCCCGGCCTCCCTTCATAGCGCGTCGTAGCGCCAACGCTTCAATCCCGCGCTCTTTAATCTTGCCGCCTTTCTTTTTCTGACTAGCGCCATATGCAATAGAACCAAGACCGGCTAACTGACCGCCAATACTAGGCGACGCAGAATACTGAGAAACAGTAGTCGTAGGCGTCATGTAGCCACGGATCAAACCACTGTATTGGGACATACGCTGGAACGGGTTCTCTTGCGCCATCGCGTAGTTCTGGACCGCTTGATTGATGATCTGCTGTTCGCGGTCTTGCTGTGCTGCACCCATCTGTGACTGGAAGCCCATGCGCGACAAGTCAGCCGCCTGCTGTGCGGTACCAATGTTTGCCAAGTTTGTGCCTGCTTGACCTGCCAATCCATATCCAGCCTGCGCACCAGTGACTCCCTGCAGTCCAACCTGAGCGCCCTGCATACCTTGAGCGGTGCCTTGAAGACCAACTCCGGCTCCTTGAAGACCGAGCTGCCCGGCATTGATGGCTTGTCCGACCCCCTGAAGCCCGAGTCCAGCACCCTGCATGCTTTGCCCAGTACCAGCCAAAGCGGATTGAATGCCTTGTTGTTCCAATTGTCCTGCGGCCAAAGCCCTATCAGCCGCTGATAATCCAAATTGGGCACCCTGCATACCCTGAGCGGTACCAGCCAACCCACGGTCAGCACCAGACAGGTCAAGCTGCCCAGAGGCAAGCGCTCTATCAACGCCAGACAGTCCAACCTGAGCGCCCTGCATACCCTGAGCGGTGCCAGCAAGTTGACGATCGATGCCAGCCAATCCGGCTTGTGCACCCTGGATGCCTGTTTGTGCACCCTGGATACCCACACCATACAACTGGCCGGCTTGGCCAAGCCCTTGAAGGCCCATTCCAGCACCAGAGATACCGGCCTGTTGACCTGCAATAGCCTGTCCAATACCGGACAGACCCAGTTGACCACCTTGAAGGGCAGTACCAAGTCCCGATTGTGCTGCCTGCAATCCAGCCAAACCTTGGCCAGTACCGTATTGCATAGATTGTATGGCCTGGTTGTACGCCGACTGCAGCCCTTGCGCACGAATAGTATCAAGTTGTGTGTTAAGCGCGCGATCTGCTTCGGCTCTTTGAACGGCTTCCCGACCACCACCAAAAGCTCCGGCGCGGGTGGCTTGGGATTGAAGCTGAGTGCGCTGAATTGCAGCGTTTCGGCGTGCCGCTTCTTCTTGATTTTGAACCACCGACTCCATGTACGGAGACATGTAGCGCTGTACAGAAAAAGGATCTGTGGCTTGAGCTGCATAACCTTGACCAGTTAGTGCAGCCTGGCGAGCAAACTGCCGGGCTTCTTCGCCTACGTCACGGCCATAGTCTTGAGCAGCAAGTGCCATTTCGCCAATATTGGCCGCACGTCCACCATACCCCGCGCCCATGCCGCCATACATTTGTGCTTGATTGGCGAGAGCAGCAGCTTGCGCTCCGTAGCCGGCGCCTTGAGCGCCATATCCAGCACCCATTTCTCCGAATCGCTGACCACCTTGAATACCAAGTTGCTGCCCCATCATTCCCGACTGGAATCCAGCATTCCCATATCCATAGGCTGCCTGTTCCGCTTGCTGGGCACGCTCAGCCGCTCGCTGTGCAGCCTGAAGGCCAACCTGCTGCCCTAGCGCTCCAGCGCCCTGCCCCATCATGGCCGACTGCATCGCTATGTCGGTTGCTAGATTGGCCCGTGAGGAGGCTTGTTGTGCCCCCATTCTGCCAATATTTTCACCACGCATACCGGCCTCTTGACCTTGCGCTCCATACCCATATGATGCGTTTTGCGCTTGTGCTGCCTGCATTGCAGCTACATCAGCCGCGCTCATGCCGAGGTTTTGGCCTGCCATGCCAGATTGGAACCCGGCGCCACCATACATATTGGCATCTTGAGCACTACGCAAACCACCCATACCCGCCAAGCCAGCAAGTTGAGTTGCGTCTTGAAACTGCCCCGGCCGCTGCATACCAGCAGCCTCACGGAAAACAGCCTCTTGTTGCGGAGAAAACCCAGCTACGTAATCTTGAGCACGGGTGCTGTATGGGGTGTACGGCTTAACACCCGTGATGTTGCCTTCGCTATTAACGCTAAAAAACTCAGGAATAGCACCGGCAATAAGATTTAGAGCGGCAGGCTCAAGGGCCGCATTAAGATTACTTGTGTAAGTAGTCGTGCTAGACGGCCCACCGCCGCCCCCTTCAAGGGTCATGCCATACTTGCTATGGGGTTGAAATGCCCGTTCGGGCAACATGTCTAGATGGTCATATCTCATATTTGCACTTCCACTAAAGTGGATACAGGTTCAAATCCTCGGCGCTTTAGCATACGCGCCACAGATTCTCGACAATACGCTTGGACTTTTGTCGCCCCGTAGGTCTTTAACAACGCAGTGAGTTGGTAAAACTCATTTTCTCCCGTGACTAACTTCCCACCAGTCAAGGTTATAACTGCAACCCTACTCATCGGATAATTCATAAACGAGACTGTTGCAGCTCCTTTAATTATCCCATCTTCTACTGCCACTACCAACAGCCAAGTGCCATTAGAAATAAAACTTTGCACATGGTAGATGTTGTAGCAACCATTCCAGTTTGGTACTTCTTCAACTTGCTCTTCACCTTCAAGCAAGCTTTGCTCCAAGTAGTCCCTTACTTCTGGCCATATTACAGCCAAGTAATTAGGATCTATTGCTTGCAATTTGTTAGCCATCCAGCAGCCCGGCAATTCCCGTATCTACATCACCACCTTTAGCGTATGCATACACTGGCTCGCGCGGGGGATTAATACCAATACGCCCGCCAAACCTAGGCGGAAGAACGCGTGGCATGCCGCCCATTCCACCAAAACCCATGAACGGATTAAACCCACCATACGGGTTCATCTGACCACCAAACGGGCCTTGGAATCCTTGAGGCTGGTAGTTTTGATAGCGGCTCAAATAAATTGGCTGAAAAAACTGTTGCGACTGAATGTTTTGACCATTCCCTCCCGCCTGCGGAGAGTAGGGCACAAATACCTGACGAGTGCGGGGGTCATACCCCTCTACTTCTTGATTATTAATTCCGTAGGCTGCATTTATTGCTGCCCCATAGCCGCCGCTGGAACCACCGGAGCGCCTAACCTCGTCTCCAGTTGCTTCTCGATAGTAACCCTGTTTGCCATCCACAGTAACAAGCTCCTGACCTTGAGGGCCAGTCGTGGGCGCAGCCACCGATGCAACCGCTTGGCTAGGATTAAAAGGGCGACCAGTAGGGCCGGGACGGAATTGTTGGGTGTACGCCTGCTCGTACTGTTGCTGACGCTGAAATTCAGGAGAGCCAACAAAACCAGAAACAAGCTGTTGACCGGTAAGCCCTCGATTGGCCATCTGATCTTGCCATCCTGCTGCGCCAACATCATCAGCTGGGCGACCAAGAATACGAGAATACGCATCGCCAACAAGATTGACTACATCACCAGGAATACCTCGTGTATCGGGGGGCGAAGCCGGCATCTGTTGAAACGGTTGTGTTTGAAAAGGGCCAGTGCCTGTTGCGCGCATTCCACCAAACATGCCGCCCAGTGAGTTTTGAATAATAGAATTAGTAAACCCACCTAAACCACGACCAGAATATTGCGCTGGCGTGGGCTGAGACATAGTCTGCCCGGTTCCCATTCCTTGAGATGAAGAGCCTCCACCAGCCATATTTATCTCCTTACGCTGGCAAGAGCTTGCGGGCTTTGCTGTCTACAGCAACGCGATTCTTGCCGGTGGTTTTGTTGCGACGAGACTGAACCCGGTTCATCATGGCGTAGAGTTGGCGAGCGCCAGCATCAGTAGAACCGTTGCCCAATTCAGACACAATACGTGCCGGCACAACAAATTCGCCATCTGCAAGGCGAGCCGGCTGTCTACGACCAATCTGTGCGGGGATGCTGTCCGACACCCCATCGCCCGGACCTTTCAGCAAGCGCCCACCATCAGAATAAGACCCTAGATCCGAGATGCCACCACTGCGCATCATAATGACCGGGTTGCCAGGCATACGACTGGTGTTGCCCACATCCAGATCAGTGATACCCCCTCCGTTGTTATAGGCCGGACGGTAGATGCGAGGGTCAAACTTGTAGTAGGCAATATTATCCATAGCACGCCGCATTTCGGGGGAAACGGGCGGCCCATCAATCTTTCCTGGCTCAAACATTTTGGATAGAGCGGTACTGCCCGCAATACCTACCCCAATCTTTTCTCCAGTACCAAGAGCTGCATATTTATCCATCAGCCCCTTAAGAAAATTGGGCTGCGCAGCAGCACCCGCTGTTTGTCCGACCACGTTTGCCCCGGCACCAGTAAGGCTGGGAGTAACGCCGGGGGCCACACTTTGCACAAGACTGGGGGCGCCAGTTCCGAGTCCAGAGCCAAGCGTGCCTAACCCAGACCCAGCCGCATTAGCGCCCACGCTCCCAGCTACATTAGCTCCAGCAGTGCCTACAGTATTAACTGCAGCACCAGCACCAGCACCAGAACCAGCACCAGCACCAGCACCTGCTCCACCCCCAGCACCTGCGGCACCGCCAAAGGCACCGCCAACGCCACCAAGAGCTCCGCCAAGTAGCGCGCCTTGTAGTGGATCTTTACCAGTAAGAAGAGCGCTGCCACCACCGACGGCTGCCCCAATTAGTGCTGCTTCTCCAATTCCGCCACCAGCCATAACAACCTCCTGTAAGTGCCTAAATCTTAGCGTTGTTTCCGCTTATAGTCTATGGCGTAACTGTTCCCGAACTGCCACTACTTGTAACGCCTGTAAGATAAACCACATTTGTTGCCGTCTTGATTCTTAGCATCTGGCTTCCAGCCTGCACGCCGTCTTGCGTATCTCTGTATACATCACCCAGTCTAAGAGTATTAAAGTCTGCTTCTGTTGGCAAAGTATTGAGATCAATATTTAATCTTGCTATGTCAATCTGCTGTACTGCGTTAATTCCAGTAAAAAACAAACGCAGAAGGTTGTTAAGCTGATCTTGATACTGCTGGCTGTATTCTTTTGGCGCCAGGGCAAGATTGGGGACGGTTTGATTTTTGAAGAGGGGCATCAGCGTCTGCCGTCAGGTCTGATATCGATTCGGGGCGCACCCAGCTGCCAAGTAGTCCCCACTTGATCAGATTCAATTTCAAAGATCAACTGACGCCCACGGGCACGGGTATAGATCTGCCCAGTGAACTCTTCGGTAATAACATATGTGCTGCCCTTTGTTACGTTGGCGGCGGCCGAATTCCCTGTACCAGAACCCGAGTTTTGCATCGGGTAGAGCGTCATCGTTACTTTTGGTGCATCACCGTTCGGCGCATTGCTTGAGCTTTCAAAAGTAATGTCTGGAAGGATTCTCCAAACATAACCAAAATTATGACCGTCATTTATGTCGAACTCAGATGAAGAAATGTATGCATTAATAGCGGCTGGCGTGCCCGTCTCGTTATCATCTACACCGTCTTCGTGCTGCACTAACAAATTGTTGTATGTAGCAGCAATAGGGTGCGGCAGTAGTCCAGAATCAAGCCATGCAGAACGGCCAATGGTGCCGTAGTACCAGATATCCTCAAGGTAGTTGTAAACCACATATCGATCCGTATTGCTACTGTTGGCAGACGGATAGAACCACCATACTTCGTTGAAACCTTCGTTGGTCCCTGCGTAGACTTGCTGCGCCTGACTCATATTGAAATCAGCAAACACATGGCGCCGTAGGTCACATCTTAGTGTTTGTACGCGGCCATCATATTTGTAGAACTTATCTACGCCCATCCAGTAGATAACCCCAGAGGCAATTACAGCCGCGTTGGGACCAATGATGGATACGTTGTCACCCAAAAGCTGGACACCCCATACCAGCGGTGCACCCAGGTATTGCATCGAGTAAAGCGCAGAGTCAGTAAAGACGTTGATTTCTTGTCTGGTTTGTATTGCCGCAACAATTTCTGACCCATGAGACAAACGCAGGCTTCCGGCTTGGTTTGTAATAGATGGAGACCAGGTGAATGGATCTTCTTGGTCGGACCACCTAATAAGCATTGGGTCAAGCACCGTGCTGCCATAGTCATTAGTGCCAAACACAATCACAAATCGTGAGCTGGCCGACACTGTGGTAGTTAGCTGGAATAGCGGGCAGTCTGCATCTGACAAATCAAACAGATCCAGCCCTCTAGAAGAAACGCGATGCGTACCAGACCCTGCGCCAGACGTTGTTATTGAAGGCCCATCGTATGTGTTGGACACCTCAAACGTATTGGCTGAAGAATTAACCACATAGTAGATATTGCCTACAGTAAGGCCAGTAGGTAGCGCTCCTGTAGTAGTAAATGTAATCGCAGTGCCGTCTCGTATTTCAAAACTAGCAGGCAACGTAATAACGGCCGGCGACGCTACGCTTATAGTGACTTGGATAGGACTTGTGCCAACCGAAGCGTACCAGTAGTACACCCCACCGCCGCGCACGCCAAAGATGAGATCTTGGCCAAAGTTAATTTGGCTCCAAAGCTGCAACGATGTAGCGCTGGTTGATCCTACCCCCCAAGTCCCAGACCCCCATGCACCAGCGCCCCAGCCGGTCAAAGGAATTTGCTGCGCTGTCCCAGTGTTGACTTGGTATTGGGTTACAACTGAGCCGCCACCCGGGGAGCCGGATACGTCTGTTGCGTTTGCCGTAGCTGAAACTGTGATTGTGTAGGTGTTGGCGTTTACAACGGTTACCTGAAACTCGCCCGTAAGCACAGCTGCAGTTATGTTGCCGCCAAGACTTGTAATTCCCGAACCACTGAAGGTGACAAAATCTCCAGTAACGCAGCCGTGAGCATTGTCTGCAACAGAAATGGTAGAAGAACTAAGGGTTGCAGTGAAAGGATTGGTTAGAGTAACCGTGCTGCGAATGGGCGTAACGTCGTTGTAGACACTGCCTTGATTGATGTAAAACTTAAGATTGGTGCCAACACCAACCAGGCTCACATTGTCTAGCGTCACCCAGTTCCACAAAGAACGGCACGTGCCCAGATACGTTTGTGGCGAAAACTGAACCCAGCCTCCAATTTTTTCTGGAGTCCCTTGGCGAAAGCGCACCTTGTCACACTCGTACCAGCCACCTTCATTGGTATATCGAGTGTTCTCTTTGTTAACGCCTGGCTTCATCAGCACTTTTTGCAGGCTCATGCTACACTCTCCAGATGGCAATTAACCAAGAACACACCATGTATGTCTACATCTGGAAGACCACTGACGGAACTCCTTTCTATGTTGGTTTTACAAGAACCCGCCATCGCACCAACCCGCTGAATGCCGGCGGACGCAATTGGCTGTGTAAACAAAAGTTGGCCGAAGTTGGCGCTGAAAAAGTTATCATCGAACTGAGGCCTGTTACCTCCATCGAAGAAGGCACCGCACTTGAGTGCAAACTTATTGCGGAAATTGGCCGCATACAGACCGGCACTGGGCCGCTGACCAACCTTACCTCTGGTGGAGACGGTGCTCATTCGCCAACTCCTAAACACCGAGAAATTCTGCGACAAGCAATGCTTGATCCAAGGCACCCCGCGCGAAGCCCGGAGGCTAGGGCCAAAATTTCCAAACGCATGAAGTCACCTGATGTACAGGCGCTTTTCCTTGGTGACGCCAACCCTGCCAAGCGCCCAGAAGTGCGAGAGAAGATCAAAGCTAGGTGGGCTGACCCGGAGTACCGCGCAGCGATGTCTGCCAAAAAAGTTGGCAAACCCATACATTCTGAAGAAGATAAAGAAGTCAGGCGCTTGAAGCTAATGGATCCAAACAACCCATTGCGCCAGTACCACAAAGTATTAAACACAGATCCAGAAATAGCTGCCAAGCGTGCTGCTACATTGCGGTTGCCAGAACAGCGCAAACGACAATCTGATGCAATGAAGGCGTATTGGGCTCGGAAGAAATTACAAACAACGTAGCGCACCGTTCACCTCCCGCATTAAAGCAACCACGCATTGCGTAAAAGAATTATTCCACAGCGCCATTTCTTAGTGCTTCGTATCCTGCTTTGCAGGCGTTGTATTGGGCTTGGAGTCGGGCTGCGTCGGCAGCGTACCCTGCAAGAAATTCTGCATCTGGCTTTGCCAATCCCTCTCCGGTGCATCCCACAGCATTTGTGGAATCTGCGGGCACTGAGTCTTGACGGGCTTCGGGGCGGTCGCGCAGGCTGTCAACAAGAGCGTTGTAGCGACGATTAACAATTTGGCTTTCACGAATACGCTCCTTCTGGATCTTGTCGGCTTTGGCTTGCATTCGGCGCTCTTTCTCAATTGCCTCATTGGCCTTGGCTAGCATTTCGCGTTCTTGCACTACCTTTTCAGCGTCCCACTTTTCTTGGACGTTTTCCTTACCATAAGTGTAACCCTTCCAATACGAAAAGCCGAGCATAACTAGCCCGGCCAATCCGCCCAACACCCATCGATTCATTAGTAACCCAAGCATTTTTTAAACTCCTCTTGCCTGCGTTTTGTTAGGCCAGGTAGAGCTCGCCCTTTAAATTTATCCCAACGAAGAATCTGCTGGCAGGCTTCTTCATACTTTTGTTGGTTAAGTAGTTTGACCAGAGAGCTTTTACAGAATGCGTTTTCGCCGATGTTATAAGTTAGAGAAACGTAGGCATCAAATTCATATTGATGCATCGGCACCGGTGCACAGCGACGTACAGCGTTTTGAAATTTATTGGCATCATTAAGTAAACGGACCAGGGCGCGCTCTGGAGTAATGCGATCCCCTATCTCTACATCTTCTGTGGTGCCAAAGCCTATGGTCGGTACGTCACCTTTTACCGGCTCGTATGCCTCACCTCGATACCCTTCATGTACAGCAATACCCACCAGCGCGGAAGCACTGAGGGCGAGAAGAGCGGGGCTAAGGCGAGGCATTTTATCTAACAAGAATCTCAGTTGTAATTTGTTGAATCCATTTTGCATCCCAACTTGTTACCTTGCAATCAAAATGCTCCGGCGGTACAAAAAGTCTGTTCGTATCAAGATGCTTTGATTCAACAACAGTGTCCATCCATACAACATAGTCAGCATCAAAAATCTCACGCATCTCTGGCAGAGGGCACACAAAGTCAGCAATCACATCTTTGTCACCAGCTAACTCTCTCATGCGTCTGGCCTGCCTCAGCCTGCCTTCAATGGTGAAATCCCAATCGTTTGCTTCTTGCCTTATTTGGTCTGCATTCAATCTTACAAACGGCAACGGTAAAGAATCAGCGAGTGTGGTCTTACCGGAACCCGGTAGGCCCATGACAAGCACTCTCATGCTTGTTCCCAGCGAACCTTAAACCCTTCCACTTCGGCGGGTTTGCGCCAGAACTCCTTGCCTGAGTACTTCTCCCACACCGACTTGGGCAGGATGGTGGGGCGCTCTTGCCACGACACTTGCTTGCGGACTGTGTGCAAGCTCTTCATGTTCAGCGCCTTGTCGTACACCTCGTTATCGTACTCGACGTTCATGTAATCGTGGTCGAAATACGGTTTGCCAATGAAGCCATACAACTCCCGCATCACGCTCTCGGGCTGCTTGCACAGCATCTCGTACTCCACCAGCATGATCATGTCGGGGTTTAAGAGCAGACCCTCTTCCAAGAAGTAGTAGGGCTTGACCACCTGACCTTGCTTTTTCACATCCATCAGCGCATCGCACCGGGTGGTGACTGTTTGGCTAGATTCGTCATCCGTCAGGCTGGCGTTCCACAAAGTGTTCTTGGCCGCGATCCGCTCAAAGCTGTCCAGTATCCACGGCAAGTCCCGCACGCAGCAGATGATCTTGGTCTGTGGGTACAGGGTCTTCAGGAGAGATGTCTTGGATGTCCAGCCCCGGCTGGTGTCGAACACGATGGGCGGCTCAACAGCGTCGTAGTAGGCGTTGAACATGGCCCGCAGGATGCTCTTGCGGCGATCTTCATCAATCAGGTGGTTGCTCTCACTGCCCGTGATGACGTTGATGGTCGATGCCACCAAGCCTTGCACGGGCGAGGAGATGTCTGCGTAGAACTCAGGGTTCTGGCGCAAGATGGCCGACAGCAGGGTTGAGCCTGACCGTGGCAGTCCCGAGATGAAGAAGAACTCTTTCATGCCTGTGGTTCCATTGGCACCCAGTTGACTGTGGCCTCGTCCCACTGGTAACGCACGTTGCCACCGTTCATGATGGCATCAATAGGACGGGGTACTGGAGCGCCCCAGCTCATGGTGTCCAAGTAGCCGATCCACGATGGGTACGGGCGTGTAGCTTCGTGCTCTGCAACACGGCGCTCGTTCCACTCGGTCTCGGTCAGGACTTCCAACACGCCGGGAATGTTTGTATCGGCGTCGTCATCACAGGTGCCGTAGTACTTGGGCGCACGCAGGTATGTGCCTGTGGAATCTGTTGGGACAGGCCATGTGGACTTGTCTTGCCAGATGATGCGCAAGCCTTTGACGGCTGGCATGGATGGCCCTGTGCGCTGTGGCTCGACAGTGCAAGGGATGCGGGTGTTGTGGTCAACTTCGGTTACGACGATGTGCATTGTGATGCTCCTAATCTGACAAGTTTTGTAAGCTGGCCATCAAACCAGCAGCCGGATTTACCAAGGTGTGTTGCTGCACGCTTGCGTTCTTTAAAAGCGTTAGCGTGCCGTAACATACCAAAATAACTGTTGACCGTTGCACGCAGAGGCTCAAATTCAGAATGCAGTGCAGTGCGCTTGTACATATTGGCAATCGTGGATCGGCGAATGTATTTACACCAAGGTTTAATAATATAGCCTACAAAGTTTATTCCCACCTCAACCCGATTAATTTCTTTTTTGTTAGGGTGAAACTTGACGGCAAGATGTGTCTCGGCAAAAACCGACATTTTTTCATAAGCCTCGTTCAAATCGGTTCCGCTTCCGCCGATCACCACGATGTCATCGACATAACGGGCGTAATGCCGCAGCTTTAGCGTGTTCTTGGCGTACTGATCTAGCGCATCCAGATAGACGTTGGCAAAGAACTGACTGGACAGATTGCCAATCGGCAGACCAAAACCAGCTGTGGCGTTGAGCAAACTTTTGTGAGCGGGTACTTTAGAAAGTAACGACGCATCGCTCTTGATGTAAACATTTTCTTTTGGGTCTTTGTGCAAGATTGTCCGTGTCAAGGCCATCCACCACGGGTCGGTGATGTGCCGCGCCAGCATGGCGTCCAAAATTGACTTGTCAATAGACACAAAAAAATTTGCTACGTCAGCCTTTAAGAACCACGCCGGACGAGTGTGATTTTGAGTGGCCGACCGAATGAAATGTTGCACACGATTGGCTGCGCGGAGTGTGCCCTTTTCAGGGATGCAGGCGTAGCTGTCATGAATAAATCGCCGGTAAAAGTGGCCCGAGTAGCGGTTGTACAAAATGTGGTGTACAACCCTGTCCTTAAAATTTGCAGCCCAAACTTCACGCGCCTTAGGTCTGGTGACGACAAACATGATGGATCGCCCCGGTTGGTAATTGCCAGCCACCAGCTCGTAGTACAAGTCCATCAGGTTGCGCTCAAGTTGACTTTCAAACTCAATTGCATTCCATGTATTGCGCTTTGCCTTTCGGCAGTCGTAATACGCCTGAAAAACTTCCGAAATTGACAGATCACACTGCATACTTGGCTCCATCGCCGAACTGCTCGAACCCGGTTTGAATTGTTCTTATTGTTGTTGTTCTGGTTGCCGTTATTGAAGTTCTGTTTCCATGCGTTCGTTGCAGAATTCTCAGTACTAGACCAGTAATTGTCAGCCGCAAACGCAAAGGCCATGCACTCACACAACGCAATGCAGATTTTTCCACACTGAGATTGGCTTGCGCCCTTTCGTTGGTTTCCCAACGGGCATGGCCCGAGATAGATGGGTCGCTAACGATCACCGTAATCATCGTTATTCCGCCCTCAAGTCTGGTGTATGTGTAATCCATCCTTGTGCCTGACGCGCAAGCGAGTCAGTCAACAAGACGATTTCGGAAAAAACGGTAACATTAAGCAAACGCAAGTCTTTGGCAAGCCGAAGCATTAATTCAATGACCTGCACTCTTTCAAGTATTTGCTGTAAGTGCTCTTTTCTTTGCTGGCGCAGTGTGTTGGCTTTATAAATAAACACAACCAATTCAATGCACTCATTTCTAATCTTGTCCCCTAGTGAGTATTTAAAATCACGGGGAAAATCTTTAGTTTTGCGCGTTACCATTTCAAGCAACTGGTAGGTTGTCTTGTATATTGGTAAGTGTTTGTACTGTGCCATGCAAAGAAAAGAATTAAAGAATTAAACGGGCAATCTCCGAACTGCTCGAACCCGGGTCGAATAGTCCTTATTGTCGTAGTTCTGGTTGCCGCCACCGAAGAACTGTCTCCATGCGCCCGTCGCAGAAGGCTCAGTACTAGACCAGTAACTGCCAGCCGCAAACTCTTCTGCACCACCAGTTACAAACGCCGCCGCCGAAGTTTGCGCAGGTGTTCCCGAAGTGTAACTACTATCCCTTCTGGGCACAGCGTTGGCGTTAACGCCTGCGCCGGTGTCATTGCCCGCTGTAGTGGGTTTTAGGTTGTAATAACACACTTCAAGTTCGTTTTTTGCGGGCATGTACCAGTCAGTAAAGCCGCCAATGGTCAAGCCTTTACAGAACTGCGCCGCTGGATGGCTTGCATTGTTCATGTTAGCGCTATTGGTTGGGCCGTCAATAACCGAAGATGTTCCCGCTGTGGACGTATTTGTGGTTTTCCATTGTTTAGATGAATTTTCGCCAGAAGATTTTGGGGCAACAACTAAATAAAAATCTGCAACCCCATTGCCAGCGGTTGAAATCTGACCTGCGTAATACCCGCCCTCATACGCAGAACCAATCGCACCCGGCGGTGGCGGGCCAAACGACCTCTGGTTCATAAATACAGCTTGAGATACGCCGCTCATGTCAAACCACTCCCTGAGATAATCCATTCAGTGCTAGTAACTTTAATGCAAGTTGCCGAACCGTTAGCCGCAAGAGTTCGGCTACCAGTAGTACCAGCAGGTGACAATCGCATTGTGTCGGTGGTAATTGCAATAGTTACAACACCAGCGCCGTTTTGATTGATAAACGTAATAGCAGTCCCAATAGGGAAAGCCACGCTACTGTTAGCAGGAATAGTAAACGTGCGTGCGGTCGTATCAGCAGATGGGTGCAGGATATGCTTACCGGAATCCGCTAGAACAAGCGTGTATGCAGCAGATTGAGAGTTCTGCGGGATATTCCTAAACCCAAGAGTGCAAGTCTCGTCTGGAAGCGTACATGTGTAGTCAGCAGCAAGGCTATCAGGGGCTTTTAGCGCAACATAGTTACTGCCGTTGTCGGTATCTTCTGGCAAACGCAGTTCTGCACCAGCACTGCTATTTCCAATAACAGCAAGGGGGGTTGCCAAAGATGCACCGGATACAAAACTCAGCGCACCAGAGCCATTGGTTTGCAGAACCTGACCATTAGTCCCATCCGCCGACGGTAGGGTGAAAGTCAGATCGCTTGCTAATGTATTTGGCGCCTTCAGTGCCACATAGTTGGACCCGTTATCAGTATCTTCAGGCAAGCGGAGTTCTGCGCCAGCGGTGGCATTCCCTACAACAGCCAATGGAGTTGCAAGTGAGGATCCCGATACAAAACTCAGAACGCCACTGCCGTTTGTTTGAAGCACCTGTCCGTTTGTGCCATCTGCATTTGGAAGGGTAAATGTGACATTTCCCGCGAGTGTGTCTGCCGCTTTCAACGCAACGTAGTTGCTGCCATTGTCGGTGTCTTCCGGCAAACGAATTTCAGCGCCGGCGGTAGAGTTACCCGTTACAGCCAAGGGGGAAGCAAAAAACGTAGAAGAGACCGTTACAAAGTCAGAACCATTCCAAGCTACAAGAGCTTTAGTACCGGCCGGGATTGTCACACCCGTAGTGGGACCGGCGCCTCGAATGACAATTGACTGGCTTCCGCCCGTTGCATTAATAACAACGTATGCCTTGCTTTGGGCTGGCGCGGTGATGTTCCGCGTTGTTGATCCAGTAGCAGTCCACAGAATAACTGCACTGCGAGCCTGGTTTGCCGCACCATTGGTGGTAGACAATGTTACGTCTGTATCCGCACTGAGAGTCGTCGTGCCAGCTACGGCAGTGTCAAGCAACGATGTAATCGCGGTGTTAACTTCTGTACCCCAAGTGCCCGATAGATCCCCTGTAGTGGGAAGGGCTAGGCCCAGAAGGGTGGTGTAATTGGTTGTAGCCATTAATTCAACTCCTATTCGGTTACCACATGTTGCCAGTTTGGTGTCTGGTTGTCATCAATTAAAGACCAATAAAATACTTGCAGCGTGCCCACATTACCCATAGCTTGACAGCCAGTTATTGCAATAAGGTGCTGCCCTAGAACATTGCCTGCAGCGCCATTTGCTACAACGCCTGTAATGGGGATTTGTGTATTAGTTCCTGCAGTCCCCGCTACCCCAGATGCAACAACGCCAGATAGCTGCTTTTCTGTTGCTGGTGTTTCTACACCCACAGCTCCAGACGATTCAACCCCAACTAGAGCTACGGAAGTTATTGTCTGTAGCGGTAGGTTTGTTCCACCCCAGGTGCCTACGCCCCAGCCATAATCTCCCCATCCGGAAGATCCACCAACATTTCCAGTAGCCTCAGCTCCGGATAGCCCTTTTGATATTGCAACTATCCCTGCGCTACCTGATGCCTCAACACCTGTAAGAGCAATCTGTCTTTCATCAACAGCTACAGATCCAACAACACCTAATGCTTCTGTACCGCTAACAACGGCCCCATAAACAAGCGTTCCAACATTACCCGCAGCAGCAACACCAGTAAGGGCTATTTGTCTTTCATCAACTACTACAGCGCCTACTGCACCAGAAGCCGTAACGCCCAATCCAGCGGGAGAGACAGTTTCAGTTACATCTCCTGCGCTTCCCGAAGCAGATACCCCCGTAAGAGCTAACTGCCTTTCATCAACCGCTACTAAACCAACAGCGCCAGTAGAACCAACTCCAGACAAACTCAAACCAAAAACAACGTCACCTACAGATCCAGACGCAGCAACGCCCGTTAGGGTTTCACCAAGCCCACCCCATGTACCATCACCCCATGCACCCGAACCCCACCCGGTAGCCATAGTTACTACCTTTCAGGGTTAAATTACGTCGTAGAAAGGCGCAGCAGAGCGTTGGTAGTGTTGTTGGTCGGCATAGTCAGAGTAAACGTACCAGCGGTCACGGTTTGCGAACCAAAGGTATGAACACTGACAGCCTTATCACTTTGCGTCGAGTTGTAGATCAACACAGTATCAAACGCAGTGGTCAAAGTCACCGTGCTATAAGTAAAAGATGCCGTGGGCGTCGTAAAAGCAACGCCGGCAGTAGCCGAAGCGTTGGTAGCCGTCGGGGCATTCCAGGAAGAAATAGATACGCCACCAGCGGTATAGCCCGAGCCACTAACTTCTCCACTTACAGTGTACGCAGTTGTACTGGCATTAATAGTTGCCGAGGCAAGGTACAAAGCGGCCTTAAACGTGTCCGCTGTAGTAGATGCTCGAATAACACCAGTACCAAAGTTATGAGTACCAGTAAGAAGTTCCCCCATAAAGGAGGTGCACATCGATTGAGTATTAGCCATCTAATGCTCCTAATTAAAAAGATGCCGCTTCTGCACCAGCAAAAACAGGCATTTGTTTCAAAGTCACGTGTACAGACCGATGGACAAGTTCATCTTCATGCCAATACTCAACCCACGTTGTGTACTCGTTATCATTGTCTACGAAGCCTTCTTTTTTCTCAAGCAGAGCTTCGTCCATATCACCTTTTGTGGTAGTAATAAAAGCCATTACGTAATCCTTATAATTGCCGATGTACTTGTTGCTGCAGGAAATTCTACGGTAAACGTAGCCGTAGAGGTTTTGTCGTTTCCAAAATCCAAAACACAAACTGCTGGATTGGTAGTTCCGTTGAACTTGTAGATTAACGCTCCACGGGCTGTAATTGATCCGGTCCACGTTGCGTTACTAAAATCTACATACGACGTGCCATTCAAAGAGGCTAGAGATGGCGTAATTGTGTTTCCACCAGCCACATAGTTTCCGCCGCTTGTTTCACCATTGGCGGTGTATGCGGTTGTTGTTTCGTCTAGCGATGCTGCATTCGTATACAAAGCAATTTTGTATACATCAGACGTGCCTGATCCAAAATCAAAAGACCCGTCAAACAGACCTTCTTTAAAACTATTGCAGGTGTAGTTTCCAGTAAATGGCATTTCAAGTCACCGGCTGCCGATATTGACCAGAACGATATGCGTCCTGGCGCTCCATGCCGTCGCCCAAACGCTTGGCCAGCCCAAGAGCTTCTTTGTACTTGGCCTCGTAAAGCTGGAGCATGTCTGACTCACCCTTCATATAGGTGTATGCCTCAACCAAAGCTCCATATAGCAAAACGCTATCAAAATTGTCACCAACCCAAGAAGTACCGGCGGTCACAATTGACTCTGGATAGTAGTAGTAGTGCAACTCTACGTTGTAGATTGCATCAGGCGTTGGGCCAAGAATAAAAGACAGCTCTGTTGTAATGGTTGCGCTCATTACCTTTGGCCCAAACAAAGCGTAATACTTTGGCACCCCGGTGTCGTTGGGTGTTGGGTAGGCTTGTCGGATGTAGTTCACATCTTTGTTTAGCAAATACTCATACGTGCCAGTATTGAGATTGCCGCCCGTAACGTCCGTTATCACGGCCATTGAATACACGGCCAAAAAATCTTCAGGGCAAGACAAGTATTTGTTGTTTGCTTGCGTAACCCCAACCATGTTTTTTCTGATTGAGGGAAACTGCACAGTGTTATAGATGCGCTGTTCCGCTTGTTGAATAAAGCGGTTGATCTGTTCAGTCGTTGTGTCTGTACTCGAATCGGCGAGCGTAAACGCCGGAAAATTATTTTCCGTGTATGACTGAATAGCATCAAACAACTGCGTATAGTTCACGCCATCGGCCCCCGAGCCATAGTGCCCTTGGTTGCGGCACCCGTACCACGGATCTTGATGCCATCCGTCTTAACGTCATCGCGGTCGGGATTGCCAACACTAACGCGCATTGCCGGAGTTTCCGGACGAACGTCTTGCGAACGCATGCGGTTGGGATCTTCTCCAGTACTAACCGCGCGCTTCATATCTTGCGTAGTCATAGCCTTACCTTTCATATCATGCGGCGGCGCGTATACCTCTGCAGCACCGACTTCTTTCCCGCTGATTTTATGTGAGTACTTAGCCACGGCCGGTCTTCTTATAAGTAAACGACGGGGACTTTTGATTGGCAACCTTAGCCATGCCACGGCCCAAGCTCTTCATTTCTTCGTTAGTTTTGCCACCCTTGCGCAGCTTGGTCATGGGCTTGCCGGGATGCATAGCCTTTTCATGCTTGTGAACAGCCTTCTTTGCGTCCATTTCTTGCTCCTTAAGTAACGGCCACCGTTACGGTGCCCAGCTGAATATTCAGCACTAGATTGTTGGGGGTAAGCCCAGCATCGTTAGCTCTTGATCCACCAACAGGCGCCCAGCCCCACTGAATGATACGACTGCCACCTTCAGGTGTACCAAATGCATCCGGATCTGTTGTACTAGTATCTACAATCTGTAAACCACTTGTGCCAGATACTCGATAGCTTACATCCGGGCGCGGCTCACGAACAGCTTGTGGATCGTTTACCGGGTACATGCCCAATTGTAACTGCGGATGATCTGGATCCCAACAACTACGGCACACTTTAACTTTGTACGGCTTAGTCTTAACCGTTTGAGTCCTAAGCTCTTTCAGCTTATATCGCTGCCCGCATCGATCACATTCAGCAATCGCAAACTTGCCGGATGCAAAACGATTAGGCATAGAACATATTCCTCGGCACAAACCGCAACGGAGCCTTATCTCGGTCCTCATCCGCTGCCATTTGGAACTGCTGTTCGTAGTCCATCTTTAGTGCTTGAATGCGCATAGGGTCAACCCCTTCCAGCTTCATGCTTAGCTGCGACGCCAGCCCGGCAACCATGCACGGAATAAAGCGGAAAGGAATGTCTTGAACCGACGTGCCGCCACCAGCATCTTGAATGCGTCGCATACGGTAGTACACAAACATGTACTGATCGCCAGGCGAGCTAGGAGTCGGCCACACGTTGATAGAAGGAAGGTTCTGAACAGTAATAGCAGCCCCGCTAGTATGGGAAGCTGCAGTTGTGTTGTTTTGCCCGCGAGCGCAGTTGAGAAGCTGCTTAGTGTCTGGGTCTACGTTCGGGTAGCTGATAGTTTCGCTACCGATCTTGATGAACCCTGCAGAGGCTAGACCTTGCACGGAAGACAACGTAATCGTCGTGTCTGTGGCAGATATATTTGCAGCTAGGGTTACAGATGTAGCATTTTCTTGCCCTGATTGGCGGTTTACCCACACCTGAATCGGGCGCCCTTGGGCTAGCTTGTTTGGAATGCTGATATATGTCGGTTCAGCAATGCGGCTGATATTGATGTCGGTCTGATTGGAGGTGCCGTTGTTTTGGCGAATTACAGTGTCCAACAGATCAATGGTATCGACAGGCAATGGATAAATGGCCTGACCAGTAGCCATCTGAATCTGACCCTGCTCTACCGTCCACAGATTAATGCCGCGATTGGCCCATTCAATCGTTAGCAGATTTAACGAACGACGGGCTGTACGAAAGTCGTAACCGGTCCTCAGCTCTTTGCCACAACGCTCGAACGCCTCTTCAATAAGGTCGTTCATGTCTAGGTTAAAAGCTGTAGTGCCAGTGGTGGTCATCTAAATCTCGCGGTTTTCTTTGCAATGGTTTTTGGCTGCGCTACGAACTGCTTCCCTGCTCTTTTTCCCGCTCTCTTCGCTCTAGTCGTTGCAGCATATTCTGACGAAGATAACGATTTAATCGCTGCTTCCGGTAAGTATCGCTCTCCGGTTGCTTTCGATCCTTGCGTTGACGGCTTGCCACTACGGGTTCTCCACTTCTGATCAGTCCAATTCTTAAGGCTTTGTTGGGGCTTTTTCATTAGTCGCGGTACCCACCGCCACGCTTCTTGTATTGCATGGCTAGCATTTGACTTTTACGCGCTGACCACTGCCCCGGTGCGCCGCCCTTGCCGCCAGCCTTAATGCTGTTAAACAAAGACTTACGCATACCGGGTTTGGTGTAATTGCCTGCTTCATTAACTTTACTTACACCACCTTCTTTGTATTGAGTAACTTCGTCGGGGTTGTCTTTGCGACGAATAGTCTTAGCCTTCGGCATCTTTGAAGGATTGATACAGCCCATACCCCGACTCGGTCTCAAACTACACCCCCACAACGAACGCCATTAACTATCCTACTTATATGCGGTTGTTTTACTCCATACATACGCGCTAAAGCAGATTGACTATAAGAAGAGCTAAAGTATAAGTCTTTAATCTCTTTAATTTGCGCATCAGCAAGTTTAGACATACCGTTAGATTGGCCTATAAAACGTTTGTACCCGCTTCGCCCTTTTTTGACTCTATCCGCTACATTATCAGCGTTAGTGCCTAAAAATAAGTGGTCAGGATTGCAGCATTTCGGGTTATCACATGTATGTAAAACGTGTAGTGACTCAGAAAGACTAGAAATTTTTCCAGATAACAAAGCAGCTACGCGATGCGCATGTTTGGGTTTGCCATCTACATTAAACCACCCATATCCATTGTTAAGCGCACCCGTCCATTCCCAGCACCCTTCTTTAGTGCTGTCTACTTTGACCCAGAACCGCTCTTTCATACCATCTTCCCACGGGTCTTGCCCTTGATGCAGCAACCATCAGCACGTGCAGAGGCAGATCCGCCTTTAGCGTACTTTTTGACCTTGCCGCCTTTCTTCATGCCATCTTCAGAAGGAGCTGCAGGAAGAGCCTTTTTGCGATTTTTGGTTGCCTGATATGCATCTTGCATTTCTTTGGCTTCTTCTTTGGTCGTTCCCATGTACTGCTCTGCACGAAGCTCTTTCTCGCTTTTATCGCGCATACGCTTGTACGGCTCAACAACATATTCTTTTGCCATGCGGCTAAGAAAACTATCTTTAGTAGTTGGCATTACTAGCTCCTTAGCACTTGCCGCCGCGCTTCATGCCGGTTGATCCGGCCATCTTGGGCATCATGGCCTTAGTCTTGCCCTTTTTAGCAATACCATCAGCTGCCTTGTGACCAGCAGCCAGACCACCCTTGGCCATGCACTTAGCCTTGCCGCCCTTGGCCATCTTGCCCTTGCCGTCAGCAGCAAAAGCCGGCACCTTTTGGCCGTTCTTCTCGACCATCGGCATACCACCAGCAGCCATCTTCTTACAAGCCATACCACTCTTCTTCATCATTGCCTTAGATTCTTTCATTTCACCACCTCGTTGAAATTTGCGGCCTTCATCGGCCTTCATGAATTCTTCTCCAACCTTCTTGGAGATACCAACCTTCTTGGCAAACTTGGGATTGTTAACCACCGCCGCCATAAGGTTATGCTGCTTTTTACTTACGCTAGGCATTTAAATCAACCCAAGCATCTTAGCTACATACATGCAAAGGAGGCCAGCGGCTCCCCATACTGCATTCATCACCCAAGTTGCGGCTTGTCCGTGCTTAACGTCTGCTTTTTCAAGCGCATCAACTCGACCTTCTAAACCGTCAATCTTTTCCATCATTCGCTTTTGTGTGGCGTTTGAATGGGACTGACGCTCTTCCACGAGGGTTAGTTTATTTAGGGCCATAGCTACATCTTTCAAAGCGGACTTCATTTCGCCTACATCCTGATGTAGCGCATCAACCTTGTGCCCTAGAATTGCAATTGTGGCGTTTTGATTTTCCATGTCAGCATTTCCATGCCCGCAGGCTTTTATTGATGCGCGAGTTAGGATCGTTAGCAGTCTTAGAAGAGGTTAGCTTCTTCTTCATTCCAGACATCCGGGCGCAGAATGACTTTTTACGAGCCCCGCCTTCCGGCTGCGGAGCCTTAAGACCAGGCTTACCCGGATTAGCTGCGTTGTAAGATGCACGGCCCTTGGCGTTCAACCCGCCTTTGGGGTTCTTGCCTTCCTTACGCGTCCAAGCCGGGGACTTAGCCATAGAACACCGTACAGGCAGAAACATTTGAAAGATCTACGTAAATACCGTTCGGGTACAAAATCCCCTCGCCGGGCAACAAAACATAGATAGTGAACGAATCGCTTGTGCCAACATCAAGCTCGCAAAGAATTGCGCCGCTTGAACCGCCATTGCGCAGGCGCACATACCCGTCGTTACCGTTTCCCCTGTAGGAAATAGATTTAAATCGAGTGCGGTTTAGACCTTCAACACTGCCGCTGGCAGTGAAATGCTGCGCTTTTACATCAGTCTGCATTGCCATAGCAGCCCCCTATTAGGCTTCAAACGTAGCAGCAGGAATGGCGGCAAGGTAGAAAACGCTAGAGCCAATCTTTACCTTCAAACCACGAAGGTTTGCACCACCAAGGGCAGTACCAGTAGCCGTAGCAGCAAACGTAGCACCCGGAGTAGCAACAGCATCAGCAGCACCAGCAGTAACGCCAGCAAGTGTCAGGATAGCGCCATTAGTATCAAAAGTAGCAGCGCCAGCGCCGTTAACCGAAGCGTAGATGAGGGAGGTTGCCGTGCCAGTCGAAGCGCCCGAAGGGACGTTCAGTTCGATTTCAACCGGAGCATAGGTGCCCGATGAAGTGCCAGCCGACAAAGTCATTTCAGCAACGAACGACGAGCCAAGGCCCGTGGTGCGGCCAGAAGCGCCGTAGGTAACATCAGCCTTCAACGCATTTGAGAAGCTGCCAAGGGCGACATTGGTGTTCATGTTGAAGTTAGCACGTCCACCGTCAGCACCAGCGCCAGACATGGTGGTGGAAACAACGAGGGGCTGGAAGGCGCCCGAGGTTGCGGTGTTCGTAGTAGTGATTGTATTGCCGGTCTCGGTGCTATTCAGCGTACCGACAAACGAACCTTCAAAGCCATTGTCCGACTTTACCGGACCAGAGAAAGTAGTACGAGCCATGACTGCTCCTTGTGTTGTAGCACTACGCCCGTAAGTCTCTACAAAGTCTGCTAGGTCAGTCGTACGGGCTGGGATTCCTAGGTAGCTTATTTATACCAGCACCTAAAATATTGTGCAATAAAAAGAAAAGGGGGCCGAAGCCCCCTTCTTGATGCATTACTTCTTACGACGCGCCAGGCGAACCGAACATACCCAGCGGATCCGACCAGCCAAACGAATAACGCTCACGGCTCTTGTAACGGACGTTGCCCGTATCGAAGTCGCCGTCCATCGACTGTTGCCGCGGGGTACGAACAAAATGCTTCATACCGTTCGGCACATCAGTGGTCAGGAACCAAGCGTTGGTGTCAGTCAAGAAGTGGTTGATCGTATAGCCTTCCGGGATCGAACCGTTGTTCTTGATGGCGTTGATGTCGTTATCAGCCGTCGAAACACGAAGTTCGGTTTCGAGCAGGCGGGTAGCAACGAATTGCAGCGCCGGGGGAACAACAAGCTTCTTCGGCTTGGCAGCGATCAGCAGGCCACGTTCGTCCGTCCAAGCAGCGATCTGAATAACAGCGGCTTCAAGCGAAGTCTCATTCAGGTCAGCGGCAGTAGCCGGAGTGTTGCTGTTAACACCACCAGTGATCAGCGGGTGCGAGGTCGAGAACAGGGAAACGCCGTCACCACCAACATAGGTAGACGAGAAGCCGTTGTTCAAAACCGAAGCAGCCTTGACCTGCTTGGTGTAAGCCATAGCACGAGCCAGAGCCTTGGTGTAACGCGCCGACAGCGAATCGTAGAGGTTATCTTCGATTGCTTCTTCAGTCAGCGAGAAACCCAGAGCGATGGTTTCGTGGTTATAGCGAGCAGTCCAAGCTTCTTGCGCGTTGTCATACGCAATTGCCTGGCCTTCGTTCTTGACCGGAGCGGCCGAGAAGCCAGACAGCTTGGTTTCTTCTTCAAAGGAACGTTCCGAGGCTTCGGTCTCGTAGATTTCCTTGTGTTCCTCGCCGTAGCGAGCGTACTCCAGACCAAACAGCGCATTCAAGCCGGGCAGGAGTTCCTTGAGTAGCTGGGCACGAGAAATTGCCATGATTAACTCCTATCAGGTAGCGACGGCAGCGCCGGTCGAGTTGTAGTACGAATGCCAACCGTGGTTGAACTTGACCAGAACTTCGGGCGAACCGAGGAAAGTCAGAGTAACAGCCGTAAGGTTGGCAGCCACCGACAGGGTCAGGGTCGTACCAGAGATAGACACCACATAGGTGCCGGCAGTAACGCCGGTGCCAGTGACACTCATGTACGGCTTGATAGCAGTGTTAGCTGCAGTCAGAGTGACAGTGGTGCTTGAACCGCTGGTGCTACCAACCGAGGTCGTGGTTTGAGCCGTGTCCGGAACAACGCCCACAACGCGAACGATGGTGTTAGTAGCAGCCGGGGCTTGACCGCCAATAGCGACAAGAGCGTCACCAGTGGTAGTCGAACCGCCGTTCTGGATGAGGGCGGCGTTCTTGCCAACAGCCCATTGACCCAGAGCAGCAACGGTTTGGCCGGTGTTGCAGATAACAGCCTTGAACACGGTGTCCGGATCGTCACAAACATAAGCAACAGCATCCGAAGCAACCGTACCGGCAGGCCAGTATTGAGCACGAATCTTTTGATTGGTGCCGGGGTTGGTGTATTCAACACCAAGAAACACGCCAACAATACCAGCGAGAGGCGAGGTGCCGGTGGTGGTGGGGTTTACAATCAGAGTGCCGTCCGTAGTCAGCTGCACAACTTGGCCGTTAAACAGGCTGGTGTTGTAACCGCTGGCAATCGGGAACATGCGGGTCGAGCCCGCAAACACCTGACCGCCGATCAAATTGATCGGCTGAAGCCCGTAGGGCTTGTCAACAGTCGGGTAAGCCATAATTAGCTCCTTAGATTAGATTAGCCTTTGCCAAAGCTAGTCGAAGACTTGCGCTCTTTGAACAGCGGCATCCTCGGATCACTTTGACGCATCAGGTTGTTATCTACCGCTTCAGTCTGAGCCTGGGTTTGTTGATTAACATACGCATTGCGCTGTTCAACAAATTCAGACGGAGTCTTGCAAAGCAATAGACCGCCAATCTCAATATTGTCTTTAAAACGACTACTGGGATCGACTAGCAGTTGGAATTGGGGTTGCTCCTCGATAGCTACCGGCTCCCAACCTTCACGGAGCTTGGCCGAGAGGTTGCGGGGGTCTGCCTGATTCAAGGTTGACACACGGATCCAACGATACTCGTAACCGGGTTGCCGATCAGGCTCCGGGAGTAGTTCGGGAGGCATCCACTGCTTGGGACGCTCTTGTTGAGTCCGGGTTTCTACTTCACGAGCAATTCTGGTCTCAGCCATTTTGATTCTCCGTCTTCAAGAATTCCCGCACATATTGTTCGGGAGTAATGTTCAGCTTTTTAATAATGTTCAATTGACTCTGCTTCAGCCGTACCTTTTTGGGGGCAGTGCTGCGTGTAGCAGGGGCAACGACAGTAGCCGGTCTTGAACGGGACTGAGATTGCTCTTCTTCCTCATCGGCAAATGCCTCTGGGAATCTAGCGCGCATTGTTTTGTCCAGAGCGCGATAATAATCATCAGAACCAACCCTGACCCCATTATCTTTGAGCTCTTCGTGTACGCCCAAAGCAAATGCAGTCATACCCTTTTGCCGACCAAACCAAGAATTGCGCTCTTGCCACGCTTCCGCCTTGGGGTCAACTTGTTGGGGCGGTTGATACTGTGGAGCCTGTTGTACTTCTTTTTCTTGATCTTGTAAAGAGGGAATCCTAAAACTATTAGCCTGCATCAAACGCAGATTTGCCGTCTGCATTGCTTGCTGAGCTTCAATTAGTTTATCGCTATCCCCAGAATCATAAGCCTCTTTGTATGCGCGCTTGGCCATTTCCAATTCCATATTGGCCGCGCTTTGAATTGTGCTGACATATTCCTTTTCGCCAACAGAGAGAACATTTTTAATTCGCTTGTTCTCTTCTATCAAGTTTTGCGCTAAAGCAATTGCTTCATTTTGCTCACGCAGCGCTGCTTCTTTTTCGCGACGCTCATCGTGCCAAACTTTGCGCATTTGCTTGAGCTTTTCTTTGACTACATCGTCGTAATCATCGAGCTCATCGCGTTCCAGCTCTTCTACCAAAGAGCGCGGCATCGGCTGACGACCTCGGTCTTCAAGGGGCGCATCATCTTCAATCTCAATTTCAATTGAGGACTTTTCGTTTTCCTGCTCATCAGGAAACTTATATTCATCAAGCATCTTGTCTGCTCCTATTTACGTTTAATACCACGAGGGTCAGCAACAACACCTTCAACTGAATCATCATTAATGATCCGAAACTCTCGGCCATGAATAACTAGCCTTGAACCCGCGTGTGGGCGTACCAAAATAAAATCACCCTGCTTACACCACGGACCACTTGGGAACCGCTTCTCGTCCTTGTAACAGTCAGGACCAAGATCAACCACAAACAACACCGTGGTCAGTAGTTCCTCATTGCGAATTGTGATGTCAGCCTTAACAAGCCCGCCCTCTTCAAATTCCTTTTCAATATCAGGAATTGCGCAAAGAATGCGATACCCGCTAGGACGCGGCAGTTGTTTTGCCTTATCTTCATTTGTTGCTGTAAAGCTATAGGCTCCCACAACCTCGGGATTGCTGGCGTTTGTGGCCAGCAGGATGCCTTCAGTCATCCGAGTTCTCCAGGTTAGATTTGAGGTCTTCTACGATTCCACATGCAGCCTCAAGACCTCGAATCTGGCCACACGCAAACTTATATTCTTCATATGAAGTGCAATTGCCGTGAGCAATAGCATCCCCCAACATATCCATACGATCTTTGAAAGCACTCAACAAATAATCAAGATTTCTCATTGCTCACCTTTTTTCTTGCTGGACAAATGCTTAAGAACATCAACGGTTAGCTGAGTCATTTCACTGTTCCGGTCATTTTGGAACTTAGATACAGCCTTCATCGCATCAATTTTGGTACGTTGATCTTCTGTCTCTGCCTGTTGGCGGATGCGCTCCCGCTCTACTGCAATCTGTTGCATCTTGAGCTGCGCGTCAGTCTGGTCTTTTTGGGCCTTCCGCTGTTGCTCTTGCATCTTGATCTGCAGCTCTTGTTGTTGCATCTGAATGAGCGGGTCTTGAGCTTGTTGTTGAGCTTGTTGGGCTTGTACTTCTTGAGCATTCTTAGCCAACAGGCGCTGCGCTGCCTGCGCAAGCATCGGGGCCAACCGAGCTTCAACCTCGGGGTCCATGTGCTCCGGCTCACCCATTTCATCAGTTTGAGGCGGAAGCGGCATACCAAGCTGAAGTTCAATTTGTTTGCGATACTCAAACCCAAGGTGCTCGTTGATATGAGCCATCATGGCTGCTTGCAATTGCGGAGCTGTAGGATTGTTTTGCAGAAGTTGCTGAATCTTCGGGTCTTGCATTGCTGCCATGTGAACCTGAATGTGCGCCTGATGATCTTGGCTAAGAAAAGCCTTTACTGGCTTCATCATCAAGATATTTTGATTCTCTGTAACTGGATCTACAGGCTTCATGTCTCCTTCTAGAGGAACCAATTTATCCGCATCTTTGATCCCCAAAACATCCAACATCTGCCGATTTAGCAGCGGCATGTTGAAAATTTGAGGGTTGGATTGCGCCATTTGAAATACTGCCTGCATCTGGACAATCTTTTGAGCCATCGTTGCTGCGTTGGGATCGGACACAGGAATAACATCCACGTTGTCGTAATCCGAACGCTTTGCAAACCGATTGCCCACATCCGGCTCGTAGGAATATTCCTCCGGCGTATAGGCAGCAATAATCTCTTTGAGAAGGCAAAGCTCCTGCTTCATTGAATAATGAACGCGCGCTTGGATAGCAGACATGTTTTTCAATGTCCGTTCAAGAATTGCTAGCGTCGTGCCCACCGGAGCTTGGGAGGACATGTCACTGATCTGAAGATCTGTCGAATTAGCCGCTCGGCGACCCTCTTCTACAATCCTATCCATCAAGGTGGCAAGAACCTGACTCGGCTCCTTATAAGGAAGCGGCAGCAGGTTATCCCGCAAAGTTCCGGATGGCACATCTACATCCCGCCATTCTCCCGGACTGATCGGAGTGTCATCACCCTTGACCCGCATACCACGAGTCTTGAAGCCTCCAGGCAGGTTAGATAGCGTGCCAGCATCAACCAACTGACGGATAAGGGATGTACCGCTTTTGGCAAATGCGCCAATAAGATGAATCAAACCAAAGCAGTAGAACCCAAACCCCGGCACGTATCCGTAGTGAACAAAGTGCTGACGCTTTGTGTGAGTTTCGTCGCTTTCTTCCCAATTCCGACGAATCGCCAAAACGGTTTGACTGCTTTTTTCAATTGTCACTACATATGGAAGAGCAATGCCGGTAGGCTCGTCGTTTTTATCTTTATGTTCAAAACCTTCCAGATCTAGGTCAACATGCATTTCCAAGATCTTGAAGCGATCGTCTGTGCTGGCGCGAAATCCAAGCTTTTCAGCAATCTTTTTCTCGACTTCATCAAGGGTTGTATCAGGATTCCCAAGATCTACATCTCTGTAGAAGCCAGCAACCTGCAGTTTTCTTAGATCATTTTCTGTCTTGCGCATGATGTGCGTCACGCGCGGAGCGGTTTCTAGATTGGCAGCGCCATAAGGCACAACCATATCTTCAGCTGGTACAAAAATTGACACCTGCCGTTCAAAAGAAGGGTCGTAGTAGATTTTTTTGAACGCATTGCCAGAAAGGCCCAGACCCCAAAGCATTCTTTCATGCTCAGGTCGGTACTCCTTCATAACATCCGTTAGCTGGTAGTTCATGTCTTCTTGAACTCTTTCAGCTGCCTCTTTCTTTGATGGAGTCTCCCGGCCAATAATTTTGGTGCGCACCGGACCGGCGGCGGGAAAGGTGGCCATCATGGTTTCAGACTGAAACTTAACCAGCGCTTCAGAGAGCATGGGGTGATAAACACCGCAAGCTCCCTCCCAAGGTTCGGCGCGCTCTTCAATCTTTAGACCCAAAAGCTCTAGGCCATCTACATAAGTTTGAATCCAGTCGCGGCGCGAAGAAACATCTTCTTCAAAACCGCCAATAAGCTCACTTGCAAGCTCTTGCAAATGCTGATCACTTACATACTCGGCTAGGTTGTCATTAAAATTCTCCTCCTCGTCGGGAGCAATTTTAATTTCCATCCCATCAATTCCAATAGTCACTGACTCCGGATCTTCAATCTCAATCTCAATAGCCGGCATTTGCGAAAGAGCATCTTCGCTCAATCCCATTGGTGCCTGATTCAACGCTTTATCAATAGCCATAATTAGTCCTTAAAGTCAGCGCACAGCTCTTCAAAAGTTAAATTTCTTGAGCCCCCGAGGAACTCCACACTAAACATGTACCTTGGTCCTTCATGGTTTAAAACCATGTGAGGCGTCTGCGTATCAAACGCGTAATACGTATGCGGCATGTACTTCAACTCATAGAATTGAAACGATACTCCAGGCTTGCTCATAAACAAACATTCACTGCGAGTGTCTTTCAAAAGCATGTTGATAGAGACCTTTCGATCCGTATCTGTATGCCAGTCATAACATGTATTTTTAGGAAGTCTAATAACCCCCGCCTGAAACTCTTGTTTTTTAGCCAGATCAGCCAAGAATGGGTCCATCATCAGCACCCCGGGATGTACTGGCATCACTTCAAAATTGTAGTAAGGAAACCAATCGCGGGCCTGTAGCGCAAGCTCAAGCATCATGTCGCCAATTTGTGAATGGCCAATCTCCTTATACATCTCAGTAATACTCACGTTTGCGTTGATACATTGGTTCATCATCCTCGTCCAATGATGTTCTGATAAACCCGCCCCGACGAAATCTCATAAGGGCCAAAGATACCGTATCTACATAGTCATCATGTTCTCCAGCAGGGAAGCTGGCAACCTCATCAATAACCTCTTCAGCCCAACTTGTATTTGGCGCCCAAACTCGGCCAGAGGCAAAAATATCCGATACGGCATTCAATCTTGCAACCTTATCGTTGCTCTGCCCCTTAGAACCACGAACTGGAGTGAACTCCTGTACTGGTATGCCCATCGCTCTGAGCTCATAGATTAGCGGACCACCAGATGCTTTCTTTTCAATGATCACAGAATCGGGATCCCATTCCCTATAGAGCTCAAGAGTCTTTCTTTTTAACTCTGGAAACTCTATACGCTCTCGTTCAGCATTCAACAAGATCAAATTGGCCTGCTCCATACCACTAGAGTCGGGGTCATAAAAGACACCCCATATGGTAAAGGCTGAATAGTCAGCCTTATTGTGGGCTTCAAACGCAGTATCCGCAGCCATCAAAATAAAATCACACGCCGGCGGATGTTCTTTCTCCCATGTCTGCCACCACTCTCTTTTTACAATGGCTGAAGACTCTGATGTAGGTTGTTGTTGATACTGAGACATCCACTTAGAGTTTGGAAGTTCACTCTTAAGGGCATCAAGCTCTTTTAAGCTCCAAAATTCTGGCCATAGCGGATTGCCGGATGGAAGAATTGCTGGAAACTCAATAACCTCCCAGTCATCGCCGCCTCTTTGTGCTGCAGCTTTTAGCACCTGTCCGGTCAAGTCACGCTTTGACCATCTGGTTTGAACAATAATAATTGCACCGCCAGGCTGTAAACGCTGTCTTGGGCCAGAAGTAAACCACTCATAGACCTTGTCATAAATCTCTGGCGTTGTTTCAGCCATAGTTGCTTCTTGTTCGCTATGAGGGTCATCAATAATTAAAAGATCTGCGCCCTTACCAGTCACAGCGCCGCCAGTACCAATAGCAAAATACTCGCCATTCTTATTAGTGGACCAACGACCGGCAGCCTTAGAATCAGTTCTTAGAGCTACGTTTGGAAAGATTTTTGCATAGGTCTCGCTATCTACAAGGTTTCTAACCTTGCGACCAAAACCCACAGCAAGTTCTGCCGTGTTGGAGCACTGGATAATCTTTTTCTCCGGATACTGTCCCAAGAACCACGCCGGCAAAAGGTAAGAGGCAAACTCAGACTTTGTGTGCCGAGGCGGCATGTTCACAATCAATCTCTTTAACTTGCCGCTAGCCACCTTTTCAAAAGCCTTGGCCATCACGGCATGATGCCGACCATGAATAAAGTTAGGCCACATCTCTTGTACAAAGCTCATAAAGCTTTTATGAGACTGCTCTCTTTTCACCGAGGCCGCATAGTCCTCAGCAATCTGCAATAAGTGATCCCTCTGCCCATCAGGCATGGCATCAATAACCCTAAGAAGGCGGTCCTCCGGCATCCCCTTCAAAATCTGAAAGAGATGCTCGTCAGACAAAGAAGCAAGATCAATCAACCTTCCACACCTTTATATGACTAGGCCGTATAGAACGAGCTTTGCCAGGCTGGCCTTTGCAATACCCTAGCTCCACAAGCCTCCACATCTTGCGAGCCACGTTACCCCTACCCTTAGCCCCAAGCACTTGCATTACATCATCCACAGATGGAGCAAAACCAAATCGCTTCCACCATTCATCAATAACCAAGTAAACCTCTTTCTGAGCTGGCGTCATTTCTTTACATATACCCCCCGCCCTCTTTTTACTCCGAGACCTACCGGGGGGTGTTTGCTGATTCATAAAATCTATTAATCCCTAGATATTGATAAGGGGTGGGGTGGGTACAAATATACCATTCACTATGTTAACAGGCAAATCCTTCCTTTAACATTGTTAAAGGGAGGGCGTTTCCGGCCAATAAAATCAAGCACTTAACCTTTTTGGAAAAAAGTTAGAAACGGGTTATCCACAGGTGATAATCATCGATAACGGTATACGGTACTGTGTGGTAATGGCCAAAAGTTGGCGATCGGATGAGTTTAAAAGTTGGCGATCGGATGAGTGGATTACTAAGCTATAGTGGCGGAGGCAAGCCGTCCTCGCTAGGGGGCCGCCCCCTCCCCCTCCCCGTCCGCAGGCGCGTTGACAAGGCCCACCCCCACCCCATCGCTGGGCCGCAGCTCGGCAATCAGGGTCTCGCCCACCACGTCCGCATCGATGGTGTCCGAGCGCAGCGCAGCGCGCAGCGAGTCGATGAGCCGGTCTCGAGCTGCGCCGGAGTCGCTCACCGTCACCACCTCGCGCCGCTCGGTGAATGCCGCCACCTCGGTCACCTTGCCCAGAAGCTCGAGCGCGCGGAGCCGTTGCGCGTGTTTGACGGTGTCGTCCACGGCCATTGCTGTCAGCTGCTCGATGACCAAAGCCCGCAGCGCTGCCGGGGTTGCGTATCTTTTTGCCTCTGCTGCCGCCTCTAGAGCCGCGATTTGTAGGGCAACACGCGGGTGCGCTGCAAGTCTCCTTCCCTCATTGCTCTGGATCTCCGGCCGGGTATGCGTGTCATAGGCCGCTCTGTATGCTCCGGCGTAGGTGTTGCCCGTCGCTACCTCCTCAGCGAATCGGCGTTGCTTTGCGGTGAGCCGCTTGCTGTCCGCTCTACTGGCACCTACAAGCACATTCTCAATTGGATGAGTCTTGAGCGCTTCGACCACCTCGCTCCGCTTCAACTTCCTCATATCGTTCCCCCCGGTACAGAACCGGAATATGGTCGCGCCAGTTTACCATCGCGGCGCTTGCATTGCGGCCGCGTGTGTGCGAGACTGTCCATGCCGCACATGAAACGGCACTAATTCATCACCTGGGAGACCCAACCATGCCAATTGCCATTCACACCCGCTTCCTCGGGCCGACCAACACGCGCGGCTCGCGCATCAAAGCCGCAACCTACCGCGGAGCCGATGCCATCTGGTCGGTGACCGTGCCATTCGACCACGCGCAGGACGCGCATTGCGTTGCCGCGATCGCCCTTGTGAAAAAGCACTGGCCCGAGGCCGCGCCGTTCGTGGACTACGTTGGTGCCACCCTCGACGGCAAGGGCGATGTTTTCTCATTTGAGCCGCGCTGAGCGCCTTTCCCTGTCCGCCGAGGTAGACAGGGATGGGCATCCCGCCCTTCTCGGAGAGACCATGCATAAATTGACGTTCCACAGCGACCCCGGTCACGGGTGGCTTGAGTGCCCCCGCTCGCTCCTCGACACGCTAGGCATTGCCGCCGACGTCTCGCCCTATAGCTACACCGACGGCCCTCGGGCTTATCTGGAAGAAGACTCTGACGCGGGCCTGCTGCTGCGCGCGCTCGACAGCCGGGGCGCCCCGTACAACGTGACGGAAGCGCACATCGACCGCGACCACCCCATCCGCCGACTCCGGCGGTTCATCTGAGAGGTTCGACCATGAATCTTGACTTCCAAGACCTGCGGAGATCGATTGACCTTTCCGCGCTGCACTTTCCCGTTTATTTATTGGAGTGGGACGGGGCCACGAAACTCCACACACGCGACACCCTGCGGGCGGAATGCGGGGAGACCAACCTATTCGACCCCGCCGAATGGGGCACATGGACTCGACTGCACGGGTCTCTGGATTCGGTGCTCGACTTTATGGACACCGAACCGGGAGACCGCAGCATTTGGCAATGCGACAACTGCACCATTCAGAGGATTCGATAATGTTTCTCGTCGTCTACACCATCCGTACCCCGGCAGGGCATTTTCTCGATGAATGGCAATGCCACGAGTCCGCCGAGGATGCCCGCGCCGCCTACAACGGGGTCACGCAACGCGCCGACCTGTTCACGGCATGTTTGGCCCGCCCCATCGAATCGACAGACTATGTGGTGGAACCATGCACCTGACCGCTATTTGGGAGGACAAACGCTTGGCCCTGCCCGACCACCGCGAACTGGCGGCGACATTCAGCCATTCTCTGCGCGCCCGCCTCACGCCGCAGGAATGGCAGGCGATGCGCCGGGACAACGCGGCAGAGACTGATCCCCACGTTTGCCACTCGCACGACCACCTCGACGCCAACATGGTGATGGACGCCGCGCTCGCCGACCACGGGGTTGAAATCTGGATGGCAGATGGGGAAGAGATGCGCGAGGACGTGCAGGTTCTTTGGAACGACGCTTGGACATACGCGAAACACACTTATTTGACGGAGGCAAAATGAACACGAGCGAGCTTATCGCCCTGATGCAGGAATGCGACCCCGACGCCCCGGTGCATGTCTGGCGTGACGGGACGCGCCACGCCCTCGACAGCATCGACGAACTGGACGGCACAGTCAATTTGAACGTCGAGCCGGGAGACGCCAGCGACTACTGGGAGGCAGTACGAGGCCGCGCCGTGCTGCGGGCCGCTGCTGAGACTTTCCTCGACGCCGTGGGCGACCCCGAATTGGACGACACCGACCTCGACAGATTAACCTTGATTTTCAGCCGCGCGCTGGAGGAAACATGCTCAAACTTCTAGCGGTCAGCAGCAACGCCAAGACCGGCCCAATCGCGACCACCTATCGCAGCGGGGCCGCCGATACATATGGAACCTGCCCGCGGACGTGCGCCTTGCACCCCGCGCCGGAACGTGGAACGGATGCCATCGACCTCGACTATCTGGCCGCGCTGCGGGACGCTGTACCGCGCCGGGGCCATGCGTGGACCTATACGCATTTTGCCCCGGAACTGATCCCATTGCCCGCGCCGGGGAAAACCATCATAAACATATCGGCGGACACACCGGAGGCCGCCATCCTGGCCCACCGCATGGGGCACGCTACCGTTTACGCCGCGGCCGCGGGCACGCCTGACTTGTGGCGGATGGACGGGGTGCGGTTCGTGCGATGCCCCGCCGAGACGCAGGCGGTCACTTGCCACACTTGCGGTGGCGGACGCCCACTATGCGCGCGCGAGCGCGATTACATCATTCAATTCACGGCCCACGGGTCGCAGGCGGCGCGTGTCGGCACGGGCACTGGCGGATGCTATGCGGCAGCGGGCCGCACCGTCATTCATTGGCACAAGACGCGGACGCATGGCGTCGGAGACGATGCTACAGAGATTAAAAAATTCGCACGGGCCTTGCCTGTCGGCAGCTTTTTGCGCCATCATGTAGCCGGAGACATAGGACATGAGACCGCCGCCTAATACGACATGGGCGGATGCACTCCGCGCTGCAATGCTCCGCCGGGGGTTCTCGGCGGCTTTCATCGATGCAATTTTGGGAGGGAAAAAATGAAGATGGATTTTTTCGTGGAGGAAATCGAGCGGAAGACGTTCAGTTTGCAGCTGCCCGAGGGCGTGGACGTGAGCGACTGGACGAACGAACAGATGGAGGCAACATGACACACGATGCCGCACGGCCGATGGGTTCACTTGGACACGGTGGAAGAACATGAAAACATTTAAGGAACTGACGGACGCGCAGCAAGAGCGCGCGATCCAGAAATGCATTGTTTCCCTGTTGGAGAACATTGTTGAAGGGGCGATGCGATTCGACGACGAGGCAAACGGCACCGACATACAGGCCCGCATCGACGCTGCCATAGATGAGGCGGAGCGGATGCGGACACCGTGGTTTGCTCACGAATACGTCCTAAAGGCCATCGACGCCGAACTGTCAGGCATGGCCCTCGGCCAGGCGACCGAATCGCTCTATCCGGAGGCGGGCGAATGGGTGATCGAGGGGGTAGCATGAATGACCCCAAGGCACCATGGCGTGCCACTGCTGCTGGCAATGGCCGCCTTCTGGCTTACGCTGGCTTTTTTACCGCTGTTTTTCTAGGAGATTAAAAAATGCCAAATTGGTGCTCTAACAGCATTGTCATTACAGGACCGCAGGCCGAGATTGAACGGTTGGCGGAGGCTTTTAAGCATGGCCGCTTTTGCAATGGGGTGATCCCCGTGCCCGACGACCTGCACATCACTGCTGGTTTTCGGGGCGATGAGGCCGAGAAAAAGGAACTCAAACGCAAAACCGCAGAGAGCCTCGAGAAGCACGGTTACGGGAACTGGTACGACTTCTGCACGTCACGGTGGGGCACTAAATGGGACGTGGGCGACGACAACTTCGACGTGTCCGACTTGGGGGGTGGTCAATTCCAACTGAGGGCACAATTCGAGTCCGCATGGGCTCCGCCTGTTGGCGTTTATGAAGCCCTCTCTGAGCGCGGAGACCTTGAGGTCAAGGCGTACTACTGGGAATGCGGGATGGGGTTTGCCGGCATGTTCCAAGACGGTCAGGACTGGCGCTACAAAATCGGAAGCATCGAGGATGCCCGTGATCTGCCGGCGGAGCTGGAAAATGAGTTCGGCATCGTTGCCGCTATGGAGGAATGGGAATCCGAGGAGGATGCAGCATGACCCGCATCTGCCGCGATTGCCAATACCACGACCCGATGACGCACCTGTGCCTGCATTCGCGGGCGGAGCAACCCAACATTGTCACGGGCGACATCAACCAACAGAACTGCTATCAGATGCGGATCTGGCCGTGTGGGGCGGAGGGCCGCTTCTGGCAGCCCCTGCCCGACGTGATTGAAAACGACCCGGTCGAATCCACGGTGCCATTTTGAAAATGAAAAACAACCTTTTTTTCAGCGAGTTTAGATCTAAGGATTACCGCATTCCCCGCTCCATGCGGGAGGCTTACGGATATGAAGCTACACTATGGGTGGAGGAGCCGGATCGATCTTTTGGCTCATGGATTTGGTGGATTATTGCGTTTGTGGGCATCGTTATTTGGGTGGGTTGCGGATGGATTTAACGCGTGAGCAGTTTGACGCCCTTTGGGGCAAACCAGAAGCAGGACGCATCGCCCAGGACGTGAAGGATCGTTACTGGGCGGTGCTTTGTGAGCGCAGGGCTGGAGCTTCACTCGCAGCAGCAGGCCGCCCGTGGTATTGTAAAGAACGGGTCCGGGCAATCGAAGCTAAGTACCATCGGCTGTTGCGGATTTATCGAACAACGCCCGTCTTAAAGATAGAGCCGCTTGAAACAATCCCACCCGCGCATGATGGTCGTTGAAGTCCTCACCGACTGCGTCAGACACCCAATAAGGCTTGCCTGTTTTGCAGGCGGCCCTGACCCCGACACCATTAGGATCGGCGTCTGCGACGACGATACCGCCAGAGACTTTCGACGCCACACCCTCTATGTTTCCTGCCGAGAAGCACACGTAAATGGTGTAACGGATCTTGAGAGCTTGCATGGCTGCCCGAATGCTCAGCCCGGTGGCAAAGCCTTCGCAGAAAATGGGCGGCCCCTTTGCATCGAAAACGAACGCTGCCCCCTTAGTGGTCTGGCCAGCCAGGAATCGCTTCCCGCCCTCTTGGTCTATGAGTTGTGCGCCCACCAGCCGGCCATCACGGCGCATCGGAATCACTAGCAGGTCGTTCCATACAGCGCCCCGCTCGTCAGGGAACCCTTTCCTGCACAGATAGGGGTGGTCGCGCAGTTCAGACTGGTGCAGTATCCACCCGGCCTTTTTGGCGGCCCTATCGGCCTCCTGCTGCCGCGTATCAGCCGCTTGTGCGATGCGCCTGGGGTCAACAGTCGAGTCGGGGCCGCGCCACATTTGTGGCCGCTCCATAGTTGCCCAGTTCTGCGCCCAACCCACATCGCCCAGCCACTTGTAGCGACCATTTTTTTTGCGCGGGTGATCTTCCGTAGGGACGGCAACCCACCTATCCGGCACAAGACCGTCAACGATAAGCCCGTGCCCCCTTACAAAATCCTCGAACGTCATCGCGCCACCATACTAGGAATGCGGAGCTTTTCCTGCTTCTTGGCATAGGCAATTAGCCGAGACCTAATCCACTGGGACGTTGCCAAACTGATCGGCATCGGGGTCTCAGAAAGGTTTTTGGGCCAGACACCAAACTTATCTTTGTATTTGTGTTTCGCCCAATTTGGGTTGTATCCCTTTGACATCGCGTAGCAAACCAACTCGGAATAAAACTTTTGTTTGTCCTCTTTGGACTTGTGACCCGATGTGAGCTCCTCCAAATGGCCGGCGATCGCCTCGACCTGGTTACGTTTTTGGAAAACATGACCACATGATGGGCAGCTGCCCGCGCCGCGCGGACGAAGACATCCGCAGACATGACATTTAGCCTCCTCTTTGTCTTTGAACGACGGTTCTTTCTTTGGCGTCTCTGCTTTGTCGTCGAGCTCATCCACCCCATCGACATACAGCGAATCCCAATCCTCACGGAAGCGAAGATAGTTTCCCGAATGGTCAAGCCACACAGCAAACTCTTTGGAGGGGTGGGGACGCATGACGCGCCCCATCTGCTGAACGTGTGACGAAAGAGACTTTGAAAAAGGGCGCGCCGACACTCCGATCTTCACATCAGGCACATCGAACCCACGGGTCAAGATATCTGTAGCGATAAGCCCGTGTATCTGCGTGTCTGGCTTGGCAAAGTCCTCGATTGCATCACGCTTAAATTGATCGTTGTCTTTGTAGCTAATAGCCACAAAGTTATAACCATGCTGAGCAAACTGCTCCACAAGGTCTGCACCGTGAGCCACGCCGGCACAAAACACAATGGTCTTTTCCGGCTTTCCATAAATCTCGTGTGTCTTTTTAATCCACTCCTGAACGATGTCGCCGGTGATGCACATACCGCGCTGCGTTACTACATCCTGAGACCATTCGCCCGCCACCTTTTTGGCGCCGGTCATGTCAATTTCTTTGGCGATAAACACGCGTAGCGGCGTCAGCCAATTGTTATCGACTAGCCAGCCATTGGTCGCGCCGGTTACTACATTTTCGTAAATGTCGCCCAAGCCTTTGGTAAAAGGCGTCGCCGTCAGCCCAACGACGGAGATATGGGGATTGTCTTTAATGAACTGCGTGATGTGTTTGCGCGCAATGTGACATTCATCAACGATTAGCAGGTTCATGCCTGGAACCGTATCCCTGCGCTCCAGAGTCTGCGCTGAGCAGATCTGAATGAGCTCGCTCGGGTCATACTTCCAATGCCCCGCTTGAAACACGCCGTGCGCCAGATTGTATTTGCTTAATCTTAGGCTTGTCTGGTCTACCAAAACGATGCGGTCCATCACCATCGCAGACTTCTTGCACTTCTCTCTGGCCGCCTTCATTAAATAGATGGCGACCTCTGTTTTACCAAACCCCGTCGGGGCGTACAGCAGTTGTGATCGATACCCTTTGCGGAATCCTTCCCTGAGCTCCTCGATGACACGCATCTGGTGCTCGCGCAATTGCAGCTCCATATGATCTCCATAAACTGCCGCACTCCCTGCGGCGTGGGGCAAGCGGTCAAGCTGCCGCTTCTATCTTCCGCAGTTTTGTTTGCAGGTTTTTTACGGTCTGCATAAGCTCCGCGTTTCTCGCCTGGAACATATCGCGGCTATCCCTCAATGCCGCGTTGTCGATCTCCAGCACCCTTGCCTTTTCGCGCAGCTCCTCGACAGTTTCCTGAATGTCCAGCTTCTCAATCTCGCTGGCGTCCCATTGACCAATTGCAATCGCATCCTTGAGCTTCTGATTCTCTGTATGAAGCTCATTAATAGTATCGGTCAGCTCGGCCAAGGTGTCGCTTTCCTGCTCGGCCTCAACAATCTCAACAACTTTCTTCTGCTTTCCAAGATTTTGTGTTTTTACTTCCTGCACCTTGCCATTACGAACCACCTTCTTGGGCTGCTCTTTTTCTGCGTCATAAACCAATCCAGACTTGATCCGGCCTACGGTCATACTTGAACATCCAACGTGCTTTGCAATCTCCGTATTGGCCCACTTTTTCCATTCCGGATGTTTGAGCATAGACAAAACGATCTTGCGCTTGTCCTCTCGGCTCAACGACAGGCCGCGACGGCCGTTTGCACCGTAGGCGTATAGCCTGGCCTCCTCCAAAGTGCCCGTGCGGACATCACACTCAATCTCTGTGGCCTTGTTTTGCTTATGCGCCATGTAGCGGTGGAAACCATCCGCCAACCAGTAATCGCTGCCATCATGAAACACAACAATCGACGGGAACGTATCACCTTCCTGCATGTGCGCCGCGTATTCCGTAACCACATCTTGGTTAAGCGATACGCGGGCCTGCGTTTCACCATCCAGGCGGATGGCGTCTAGTGCAAGCTTCTTCATTTGACCTCCTTTGTGGGCCTTCCATCGTACACCAGCATAACGTTCTAGGTGCAGCTTTATCATAGCACATGACCGTTGCCACTTTCATCTGATGCCGCATCACGGAAAAATAGTCTCCCCAGGGTGGATCCGGCGGTTGCGGGATTCACACGACCCAGACCGGCTGACCGGCCCCAGTCCCCCATGAGGCAGCGATTCATTCAATAACGCCTGGGTTCCTACCACGTTGCGTTATCTACACCAGTCCCTCGCTGACAGGCTGGTACGGTACTAATCGGGTGTAAGTTAGACCGTGTGTTTATCGGGTGCAGCCCATACAGGCCCATCTGCTAACGCGCCCTGACGGTCTGGCTGCCAAAAGAAAAACCCCAATGCACTGATAGAGGGCTTGGCCCTTGGCTTGGGCAATCACTTGGCATGTCCGCAGATGCTTTGTGACCACACAAGCCCCCTATCACTGCACCGGGGTCTACGGACATACCTGGTTGCCACACCAGACACGCTAAACATACTACAATTCAACCGCTTGTCAACACCTTAATTCACATGGTGGCAATAATGTGTAGATAGTTTCATGCGTGCGCACGGTCGCGCTTACGGGGGGTGGTTATGAAGATTTGGAACATTACGAACATTGTTCGATTTGAATATTTCATCGAAGCTGAAACTGCCAGCGATGCTATCAAGGAAGCTTTTGATTCTGACGCTGATGAAGTCAGCGAATCGTGGCACGCAACCGATATCGGCGATGATGATGATGATGACTTTGATGATGATCTTGGCGAAGACGAGGACATCGATGAAGACGAAGACATTGATGACGATGACGGCCTAGAAGAAAAACCTTTGTCTTAATTGCATTTGACCCCGCTTCGGCGGGGATTTTTTTAGGGGGGGCAAAGTGGATCACTTAAGAGAGTTTGCCAACGTAAGAGATCATGAAGTTTTGGATGCAATTGAAGCAGCTGGTGGCAACAAGACTCAGGCTGCTGCAGCCCTTGGAATGAACCTCAGAAACATGTATCGCCAGATCTACCGGCTGCAAGCCAGAGCTGCCCGCCAAGGTCTCTCGCCTGAACACGACATGACCCACGCAGCCCCTCCAGGCTACGTGGTCAAGGGAACCTCAACCTATTACTCGGAAGATGGAACGGTTAAAGGACAATGGGTTAAAACAAGAGAGGATACGCAGAACAGCGAAGAGATTAAGCAAGCATTTCTTGAGGCTTTTCGCGATGAGATTGTCAGGGTGTCGCCAACGCATTTGCCCACGGAGGCTTGCGATCAAAAACTGCTCTCGATGTATATATACGGGGATCCGCATGTCGGCATGAGAGCTTGGGCCGAAGAGACAGGCGAAGATCACGACCTGGCAAAAGCAGAATCAATATTTATCCGCGCTCACGACGATTTGGTGGAGCGCTCCCCGCTGGCAGAAGAGGCAATCATCCTAAATCTTGGTGACTATTTTCATGCCGATGACGGGCAAAACAGAACTTTGAGATCCGGTCATGCCTTAGATGTTGATGGTCGCTATCAAAAGGTTCGCAAGGTGGGCTTTCGCATACTGCGAGAGATGATTCGGATTTCTTTAAGAAAGCACACCAAGGTTACCGTGTGGAACATCATCGGAAACCACGACGATTATTCGGCCATCGATCTCAGTCTCTGGCTGCAAGTTGCTTATGAGAACGAGCCGCGCGTGCACATTGAAACGTCGGCAAATAAATTTTATTTCCGACAGTTTGGGAAAGTTATGTTGGCCGCTACTCATGGCGACACCGTCAAGCCAGAAACTTTGCAGGGCGTGATGGCTGCCGACAAGCCAGAAATGTGGGGAAGCACTCGGCATAGGTATGCCCACATAGGGCACATTCACCACAAGACCATGAAAGATCTCCAGGGCGTGTGCATTGAAAGCCACCGCGTCCTTCAGCCATCAGACCTGTGGGCGCACAACGCTGGCTATCGAGCCCAAAGAGACGCGCAATGCATTACATACCACGCCGATTTTGGCGAGTATTGCCGGACGATTGTTAATCCTTCGATGATCTAAGCAGGATAAAACAAAAACCGCAGATGGTTAGCGACCACCATCCAATGGTGCGCTCAAAGTTCAGCCAAAACTTGCGGTCACCGCGAACGTGCGGCGCGTCTTCCCAAACATTCAAGCAACGCAGTTGCATTGTTATCTCCTTGAAGTTGCCGGTTCGGTACTAGGGCTGCGGTTCGCCCGTGCACAGGCTCCCACATTTCTTCACCCATTCCCCCTTGCGGCAGTCCCGCTACGCAGACCACTACACCGGCAGGTCGTGCTGTCCTTTACCCGTAGGTTTCGCCGACTCACGGCTCATCAGAAGGACTGTAAAACCATTGTACAAAAAAAGCCCCTCGTTTCAAAGAGGGGCCAAGCTACTTCATCGATACGTCCTAGGAGATGAGGACACAGCAATTATAACTCAGAACCCGGCAAGAAGCTTTCTTATCGTTTCGTTAAGCACCGATAGCTCTGTTTTTTTGTAGACCGACCAGATCCGCTTTTCGCCGTGGATGCCGTTGTGGCTTCCCTGATGGCAATCCTTGCACAGAGGAATGCACAGATACTGCTGATGCTGCTCTACATGGTGAGCGTCACTAGGACCAGCCGCGCCACACACCCCGCATGGCAAAGACTTAACTTTGTGAAGGTGCTTTCTTTCGGCCGGCGTTAGTTTGTTGTTCAAGGAATTCCATCACCGCTTCAAGTTGAGAAATGTCTTTGCGGATCTCTTTCCGTTTTGACAGAGCCTCTCTGCGCTGGGCCGCAGGGTAGGTTAGAAGTCGCCTGGCCTCACACTCCATTGCCCAGTTGGGGCAGGCGCTGCATACAACATCACCGCTAGCCAGACTGACTAGCTGGGTTGATATCTCGCAGTTCACTTGATGGCACGGCTTCAACATTAGGGCTTTGTATCATGCAAAGCAGCTCCCCAAAAGTGCGTCCACCCTCCATCGGCGTGTTAAGAACCATGCTTTTCAAACACGCTATGTCGTATTGCTCTTGATCGTCCACGGTTTCGTAGTCCTCAATGATGTTGAATAGAGCATAAAGCTGCTCCCACGTTAGCAATCCATTGACGTGATAAAAAGTCAGGTTTACTTCTTTTTCTGCCATGACCGCATCCATAGGGCAACAATTTTCTTGCGAGCCCCAAGCGAAATAAGCTGATGCTCGGTTTTTTCGTAACCACCAGGAGCCACAAAAATATGTGGCTTAGTGTAGTGGGGCAGCCACGGCTGGCTATTAAGATAGTACATTGGGGCAGTGTCTACCTCTGCCATTCTGTTTGCTGCAATTGGGATCATTTTTATCCTTAAATTTTAATAACTTGGATTGGCAAGCAATAGTAATTGCCGGGATATTTTTCTTCGTATTGCATTCGGAGATCAGAACAATCCTCTAGTGTTTCCAAAGAATCAACGTATACCCAATGACCATTAGAAAACAGAAGAAGATTGAACCAGATCCAGTGTCCCATTACTTTTTCACTAAAAGTTCTAGTGCCTCAATGGTGGATTTAAGTTTGGCAATTTGTCGGTCTTTATCGCGCAGCTGCTCATCGTAAACATCAAACATACGCAACCGCTCCTCGTGCTCGCGGTTCATTAACCGGATGAGCTCTTGACTGATATCAAACTGCTTCTGGATAAAGTCAGTCATGCATCCTCCGCTTTTGTTCATTGTCGTATCCCTCTAGTGCTTTACGCATCAATGCGTTGAACCCCAACTCCATCAGCATCTGCTTGCCTTCCTCATCAATGTCCAACTCGCAGATGCCGGTATCTTCATTTAACTTAATCAGTTCTAGTTTCATACTCTAGTTCCTTCATCAACCGCATACTCTCGGCCTCACCCGCCCAATGCTCGTAGACCACATACAAAGCGGGGAGAAGTTTTTGCTTGCCGGCTTCATCGTCTGGATGGATATGATCCCCCGCCGCCAACTCCCTATGAATCATTTCAATATGGTCACGCAGTTCGTTCCTCACAATTGCGTCAATCTGTTCCCACTCCAACTCCACCAATACTTTATTGCTGTCCATTTTTACTCACCCCTCGCTCGGATTCTTGCCGCGAACACTTCACCGCCCTTGACCATGCCTTTTGATTCACACACCTGAGCACACGCCTCGCGTTCTGCTGCAAGCATTCGGCCAAGGTCGTCGGTGTTGACTCTGAACACGCCTTCAATTTCCGTTTCAGGCAATCCTTGCTCCCGCGCCATGCGGATTATTTCGTCACGGTTCATACGATGCCCATTTTCTCAGTTTGTCTTTCGCCTCTTGCTTGACGTGCTGCTCAATCAAGTCCGCGAGTTTCTCCAGCTTGTCAACCCAGTCACTTCCATAGTGCTGAGGATCCAAACAGTCGGCCTCACGCGCCATCCGCAAAATATCTTCTCTAGTCACTCCTGCCTCCTAGCGCTTTCCTCAGCTCTGGCCCGATGACGCTGTCAAAGTAATCAAACGAACAGCCGAGCTCGATTGCTTCCAGCGCTAGCCTGGCAGCGTCTTCAACAGACTTTGCTTTGCCGGGCTGCTGCTTTTCCAACCAACTGGAAAGCTCGTAAGCAACTTTGTGAATCTCCTCGGCTTTTTTCTTGG